GCTACTGAATGACCAAACAATACTCATGACTCATCCCATATATCGTTAGGCCAAACTAACACAGGGGTTTCAATCCCTAGATAGCCGCCTTCAATGTTGAACTCAATAAACTCCCGCGCTTCCTCGGCATCCATGCCGTCTCGCATCAGGATTTCCCGTATCTTCTCCGCGTCATATACTAATACAGATACGGTCGTACTGTCACGCCAAATGCTTGCGGGCCCAATGATCGCTTCGTCGTAGCCGTCGTACTTAATCACGGGTTATGTTCCTTGAGTTTGGCATCCATACAATCTTTACAAATAAACTTGTGTAGCCCTGCGGTAATTCGCAAATACCCGCCATAAGGGCTTTTGTCTTTTTGGCATTTCCAACATAGTTTCCATCGGCGGTTCATGCGTTTTTCGTTTCTTTGTTGTCCTCTTAAAGCCGCAATGTTACTTGCAAGAACATTTCCAAATCCAGTGCCTCTCATAATTTCATCTCCCGCACATACGTCGCAAAACTTGCGGCTGTATCCCCAAAGGCAATACGCATGCAGTCAAACTCATGCGCAACTTCTTCTAGTACTTGGTTGCGTATATCTTCTAACCTCGCAACCTTTACAGTATCCGATTTGTCACGGTAATCGTAGTGGGCGCACCCACGCTCGTAACATGCCTTATCCATTAGTGTCATGTGTTTCTCCGTTTAAGCTCTTTCTCATGTGCCGCCATAATGTCTGCAACGTATGGTTTATTCGCCAAGCTGATTTCGTGTCGCTCTTCTTTAGTCAGCCCTACCCATGTGCGCGGTGGCTCTGACTGTGGATACAAGGGCCACACTTGACCAAGCGGTGTAAACGAAGAAGAGTCTTTGTCTGCGCTAACCATGCCGTTAGTTGGGTCGTACCATGCTATTGGTTTCATCGCGGTGCATCCTCATGGTTGTCGGGGTTGAACTTAGGCACTTTGTTGCCCTTGTCTTTGGGGTTTGGGAATGGGGGGAAGGGCCAAGTCATCTATCACTCCTGTTTAGGTGGTAATCTGAATTCCCAAAATCCATAGGCGTCGCCTCTGCTCCAACGTTCCCACGAAAAGTGGATATCTCTTGTTCTCTTGTTGATGTACTTCCACAGTATGCGCATACCATTTTCAGCATGCTCCATAATCTGTCCCGTATCCTGCTTCGCAATTAAGTGGTAACTCCATACCCCAATCCGGGCGGGTGCGCATACACATCTCAACGTACTCTAAAGCAGTATGAACCTGTTCAGTCGGCACGATACAAGCAATGGCGTCATGCACAGTCATCACGACTCGGTACTTCTTTGCAACCAATAGCATCTGCTCACCAATTACAATTCGAGCCAAGGCTTGACATACGTTCTCAATTACCTTACCGCCGTAAATACGTGTTGGTATAAGTACCTTGCCCTTCTTAGTGTCATACATCAACTCTGACTTACCTTCTTCGTTCTCAAGTATGCGTAGGTTGGGATAACGCAAGTACAAACCATTAGGAAGTAAAACACCGCTGTTGCCATCTATTTTTAAAACACCATCTCGGCCTAATGTGGTCTGCTGATTCTGCAATATAGCTTTGAGGGCTGACGCCGCAGACTTCCATAACTCAGTAATCTTCGGATACGTTGCGCGGTACGTGTCGATAATCCGTGTTGCTTCATCCAAGTCAATCGCCACATTAAAGTTCTTGAGTTGCGCTTGGAACTTTTTCGCACCCATGCCGTAGCCACACCCAAGGATAGTAGTTTTGCCAACAAACCTCTCGTCTTTTGTGATCTCCGACGCATCTTTAATATAAATAGCAGATGCCATAATTTTGTACACGTCCTCGCCACGATCAAATGCGTCCACCAAGTCGTCTTGTTCCGCAAGCCATGCGAGCGTACGTGCTTCAATTTGTGATGAGTCGGAATCAATCATCATGTATCCGTCCGGGGCAATGATCGCCTCCTTAAGCATTGAGTTCCTTGGTAGGTTCTGCAAGTTTAACTTGTCATCCCCGCCCCACCGCCCTGTGTGCGCGGCATAGTAGCGTAGTGGTATAGGTAACGCACCACGATTGGCAATACCAAGAAACCTCTCAGTCCTTGTTTCTTCTATCGTAGACTTAATACCAAATCTCGCTGCCACTAAAGATTGAACTGCGGGGTTCTCATGCTCGAGTAAAGCCTTAAACTCTTCGTCTGTTTTAGAGAACGCATAGGTCTGCTTGCCTGTTGCGGGGCTGACTTTCATCGGGGGATCGACATTAAACGCGGCTAACGTAGCCGCAAACTTTGGGTTGCTCATCAAGTCTTCTCTTGCAAAGTTCTCGAGTAGCTCTTCCTTGCGGGTTCGCTCTGTGTCCAAATGAATTCTAAGTTTGTTCGCATCTAAGCGTAGTACTGGCTCGGTGAACATACGCACAGTCAAATCAATGAGACGTAGCTCAACTGCGGGAAAGCCTTTGCTCATCTGCCCAAACAAATTCCACGTAAGGGCTACGTCATTCTCACAGTACTTGCCGTAGCTTGCTAACTGCTCGGGGCTGAAGTCGGCACGATGCAAGCCTAATGCGTCACCAACCTCTGTACCTTTCTCACCAATGTTGTAGTAACTTGCCAGCACCTTCAAGCTTCCGCCTACTTGCGTACCATGCAAGGCTCTACCCATAGATAAAGTATCAAGCCAACCTTTGGGGCTGAGTCCGTAGACCCACTTCAAAATTGCACCATCGAACGGGGCGTTGTGGGCTAGCGCCAAGGAATTACCCCAATCGTATCGGGTGAGGAACTGGTGCATCGATTCACCATCGCCGCTGAACCACTCGGGCTCACCATCGTCTACCTGTACAGCTACGCCAATAGCCTCGAACTCAGGGCTACGAACGTATTCCTCTGTGGTAACTTTTGTTAGGGAGAACTCACGAGAATAATATGTCTCGAAGTCGATCGTTAATATGTTCACTTGCCGCCCCTTAACACATGCTTCAGTAAAAATTCCAACTCTTCAATGTTGTCTTCGTTGACCACAATAGCCAACCCACCCGATGCAATAATTTGTTTGATGTTTTTGTCTTGTAGTGCTGTAGTCTTACCCTTACCCGCCTTGGCTTCGATAGCCAAGAACCTACCGCGCACGCAACACAAGAAGTCAGGCACACCGCTATTGCCGTAGCCAGTACCGATAGGCATAGCGTAGTAAATGTCGTAGACTTTAAGGATTACCTTGATCTTTGCCTTGACCTTGGCTTCAGGAGTCGTTGCCATAGATCATGCTCCTCCAAACTGAGACTGAGGGCATGTGGTTGTGTGACTTGGTCGGTGTCGTGTAACCATTGTGGGCAATCCATCCCAATATCTTGAGCGTGCGTACGCCGGACACCCATACGTTAGGGTGCAACTCTTTGGGTCGGAATAAAAGTTTCTTGCCGCAGTACTCTCGGAATTCGTCACCGAGAACAATAGGCTTAGACACTAGCAACTCTTCTGCTAGCTCTAAGTAACGTTCGACAAACTCGGGGTTTGTTCTGCTTGCCTTTGACCAACACTTGTCAGCAAGTACAAGTGCGTTGTCCATTCGTTCGCTCATCTGATACTCCAATAAATTTTTTAAGTCTTTATAATAGCATAAGTTTTTACTTTGTCAATAGTACAGACGAAAAAAAGCCACCCGAAGGTGGCTAGTGGTTTCCCTAACTCCTAACATTTGTTAGGGTTGGCTGTTGATCTCACGCTCTAAATACCACTGAGCTTTGCGTAAGTCTTCCAACTTGTTGCCTTTGTGATCGGCACGAGTCAGATACTTTACTACGTTGCCGAGGTTGTACCCCAACTTCTTAGCTTCAATAAAATCAATCGTCTCGATTCCACCTACTTTGTAATGAGCAGGGTGATTAACTGCGTCGGGCTTAGGCTCAAACATTTCAATTTGGGGGTTCTGTCCTTTAACCCATCGTAATTTACCATTGCCTACTTCAGTCAATATTAAGCCACCCACTTCACTGCCAACTTTTAGGTCGTGAATAGAAGTGTTAGATGAAAACAAACCCAACTGTTTCCAGTTTTCTCGCTGCGCTTTTGCTCTACCCTCTACGAACTTAAGTGCAGGGGTCAGGTCTACCAACTCTTTATTGGTCATGGCTTTTTTCTTACTCGCTAGCTTAGTTTTATTTTTCATGCTCCACATAACTGTGTATACATACTGACGATCTATACCCATCTTCTTTGCTATGGTATTGGCCTTGGTGAACGGATGCTCAGCCACAAAATTGCGGATTTTCTCAGCTTGGGTTACGGGTTTTTCTTTTGCTACTTCTTTTACTGCTTCGTTTGCTACTTTATTCGCTACTTCGATCATGGTTTTACTCCTGTTTGATTGTTAACGTACTCGGTAAGAACTTCTCTCATCTTGGCTTGCTTTGTATACGCAAAGTTTGTGTTGAAGTAATCCATCACATCCTTTGTTAGACGCAAGCTCGTACAGAATAGTGCGGGTTTCTTACCAAGCCCCCGCCCTTTCTTTTGTTGTTCCGGTTTTAGGTATTCAATTCCTG